ATTATTATCATTCGACCACATTCTCTTGCAGATTCCAATGCAAATCCATAACTCAAAACACCTGTCAGAATAAATATAATTGATAAAAAGTAAAGCAAAATATTTCCCAACATCATCGGAATTTTTAATAACCAGCGAATCAATGTCATTATGGGAAAACTTCTTAATAATGTCACGTAATATCCCCATGTCAGCTCCCCCTTCCCTGATATAATTTGTATTTAATACTTGACTCTGATCGGCCCATCTTCTCAGCTATCTCCCTGATGCTATATCCCTGCTTCCGTAAAAGCTGCAGTCTGGACTTTTCAGATGCCTTCCAGTAATATGATGTTGGGATATCTTGGCGCTTCTTTTCCTTGTACCAGGCGTATCCCATGATTAGCGTGTCATCCGGAATGTTGGCTGCATTCCAATCTTCCGGATGCTGCTTCAGATACCGGATCAGATCTTCCTGCCTAACGGCGGCATAGTTTCCTTTTTTAAGAATTTTCAAACCTTTTCCGGCCCATTTCTTTTTCACGGTCCTGGACTCTACTCCGAGCATGATGCAGAGCTGATTCATGGTAAGCAGATCTGTGCTCTTCTCAAATCCTAAGATTCCAAGCCGGTTCATTTTCAGATTTACTGAATTGAAGCTCCGGCCGAGCCTCCTGGCAATCATGGCCACTGTGTACGTGCCGGACATATCTTCCAACTTCTGAATCTCTTCATCCGTCCAACGCCTTCCCGCCATTAGAAGAAATCCCTCCAGTTATCAACCACGGTCTTTGCCATGTCCTCTTTTTTGGCCAGGCTCTTGCTGATCAGCTCATCAATCGTTTTTTCAACTTCCAGATCGATGTACGTGCAGACGTTTCTCTGGCCGATTCTGTGGATACGCGAGAGGCTCTGGCTGTATGTTGCATAGTTGAAGTTCTTCGAGTAATACACGCAGGTATCTGCGGCTGTCAGCGTGATTCCTGTTCCCGCTGTATCAATCTGACCGATGAATACAGTCGTGTTCGGATCTTCCTGGAACTGTTTGACGATGTCGCCACGGTCTTCCTTTTTGACATCTCCATAGATGGCAACCTGTTTCATGCCTTTCGGCAGCTGCTTATCCACCATGTCGATGATCGCCTTTACTTCTGCAATAAATCTTGCAAAAATAACCAGCTTCTTCCCGGCTCCGATCACATAGTCTTCGATGATATCGCTCAGTGCGTCCAGCTTGGCTCTGCTTACCTGTTCTGGCTTGGCTGCATCGTCTTTTACCAGGAATCCTCCGGTCAACTGCTGTAGTCTCAGGAGCTTGGTCAGTACGGTTGTTGCTGTGATCTGGCCGCCGCTATCCAGTTCCGCATAGCTGTCTCGTTTGATGCGGTTGTAGAGGTCCTGTTCCTTTTTGCTGAAGTGTACCTTCCTGGTCTCAAATGTCTGCTCCGGCAGGTCGATAGCCTCATTTTTCGTGATTCTGAAAGCAATAGAGTGTTCTTTCTTGATCAGGCCGTCTAAGTCTTTGTATCCTATGATCTGCCTCCGGTTGAACCCTCCCATAACTGCATACCTATTTCGGAATTGGTAGAAATTCTGACCGAAGATCGTGGAATCTAAAAAGCGGTACTGGCTAAAGATGTCAATCGCATTATTCTGTACCGGCGTACCGGAAAGAATGAGCTTGTATCTTGCCTGGTCTCCTAACTTATGCAGCGCCTTACTCTGTTCTGCATCGTGTGTCTTGATTCTCTGACTTTCATCGCAGATGATCAGGTCTGCATCGTATTCCTGAAGGGCCTCAAAGATACCCTCTCTCCAGGTCGATTCGTAGTTGATCACAGCCACCTTCATTGCCGTGAACGGGAACTTCTGCAGGTCGCTCAGCTCCCTGAGCCTGTGTGCTTTGTCTCCCAGAAGCGTTCTGCAGGTGTACTTGAAATCTGCGAACTCCTGAAACTCGCGTGGCCACACTGCAACAACAGAAGTCGGTGCCACAATCAGAACTTTATCAATTTTTCCCATCTTATACCCTGCCCCTGCAATAGCTAGTGCAGTCAGTGTTTTTCCACAGCCCATTTCATTCAAACAAAAGTCCGAAACCTTTATTGATTCTTTCTTTTGTCTGCATTTACACCACCTCCTTATCGTGTTCTGCGTGCCATTTTGCGTGTTCTTTTTGATTTTCAAAAACCATAAGATTTGAAGGCGTGTTATCGTGCTTATCCCTATTGATATGATGAACTACCTCTTCCGGAAAGAGTTTTCTTCCGAGCATGCGTTCTGCAACTACCCGATGCTCTTTCTTTCCATACAATTTTTTATAGTTTTTTGAATTGCACGCTTTCTTTTCCATCATTTGAATCCGTTTTCTCGCTCTTTGTTCATCTGACCATCCACCGTGCTCATGGCTATGCTTGTATTCTGTGTAGCAATTCATATTGCAGAAATGTCTGTTATATCCTTCTGCTTGCTTCCGAAGCATCATGAATCTTTTTCCGCAATGGCTACATGTAACTTCCACTCGGTCTTTTTGATAATCAAAGAAACAGTCTCTACTGCAAAACTTTGAATCCTTCCGACCGTTATATGTCCTGCCACAATTCACGCATGTATGCATCATATTCTCATCTCCTCTCTTGGCAGCTCATCCACTTCAATGAAGTGATTATTCTTCATGACTGCCATGTCTTTTCTTATTTGTGCGGGACTTACATCTCGAATTCCGACATAGTCATAATCTTTTGAATGCCCACGGTTATACCGTCTCATGTAGTTCGGGTTCTGCAGTCTTTCATATTTACCACGGACCGCCAGAGCACTTCTTTCCAGCTTCTCTGCTATCTGCGGATAGGTAAAACCTTGATCGATCATGTCCAAAAGTATGTTGACCTCTTCCTTCGTCCAGGTTTTGCTTTTCTTCCGAACCGGTCTCTCCTTGATCTGAAGATCAGTGATTCTTCGCTTCACAGCGCCTTCAGATCGGCGTAATTCCCGCGATAAATCTGTATAGGTATATCTGTTCGCCTTCAGCATTCTTCGGAGCTTCTGGTCGTCATATTTGCTCCACGGTGTGTTGTGTGGTACCTGCTGCCATGACTGCTTTTTATCATTCTCTCTTTTCACCTTTACCCAGTCCGGTTCTGCTCCGAAACAGTACGGCTGCATCTTTGAAAAATCCAGAAGGCTTTTGTTCTCTTCTGCCCATTTCCAGAAGTCGTCGATATATATAATCCTGAATCTGCAGCGTCTCACAATTCTTTCTTTTATCGGCATTCCGTTTTCGATAAACCGGTATGTGGAGTAACTCGTATTCCCTTCTCCGCAAAGCTCAACCATTAATTGATTCAGTGTGACATAGTCTCCTGAATCCAGGAAGGCTCCGCATCCGAGGCGCTGTGCTTTCACGATGACTGCATTCTCTGAGCGGCCGAGATTCTTGGCCAGTGTCTTGATACTCTTCGTTCCCCAGTTGTCTGAAAGATATGCCTCATCTTCCGGAGTCCATTTCTTTTTTTATTTCGTGCCGGTACGAGCTTTCTTCCTGTCTTCTTTTCGGCCACGAATCTCAGCCTCCTTCTTTCTTTTCTTCATGAGCGGCTGCCAGTCAATCTTCTTTCCACAATGCTTGCAGAACCCGTGATACTCATGAATCCTGCGCTTACATGACGGACATCTGTGGAATCGGTTCTTCTGATCCCAGTCTGGCTCGGTAGCCACCAGGAAGTGTTTCTTCAGATCTACGTCCTGGTGCTGAATCTCGTATACTTTTCTCTCGATGCTGTCCACGATCGGCACCAGCATATATCCGTCGTTTCCATCTAATTCTCTATCGCATTCCTCGCATACCTTGCGTTCCCTGCCGATTGCAGACAACAGAATGCGGTGTTCCTGATCTGTGAATATAGTATTCATCTTCTCTTTCTGCCTCCTCCAATTCTTCGATCTTTTCTGTTAAGTCCATAGGCTTGTGGTCCTTCAGTGGGTACTGTTGGTACTCGCATTTAGTTACGCTGATGCTATTTGCATACTGTAGGTAATATTTATAGGCCAACCGGAGCTGGATGTCTTTATGTCTTCCTCTGAGCGTGCATTTACTATGGTCGTCATACTCAATTCTTATGATCCACATCTTCGTAGTCCTCCTTCTCTGGCGGTACCAGTCCGAAGGTAAGCAGCGCCATATTGGCTGCTCTGACCTGATGCTGGTACAGCGATTTTGTGACCGGATAGTCCACTAATGGTTTCGGATCCTTGCGGACACGCTCCTGATCAACCGCCTCTTGAACCTTGTTCATGTTCTTTCGGACCGCTTCGATTGCCGGTGGGAGCCTAACCAGTCCGGCCAGCTTATTCAGAAGCTCCATGCTGACCGGTCCTTCATACATCTGGTTCGATCTGGAATACTTCATCTTTCCCCATGACTTGATGATTGCCGACTGGGTGACGTCTGCTTCAATAATCCGGATCATTCCGTCTTTCATTGCCATTTTCATTAGCACAACCTCCCTGCTCCGATGGTTGCGAGAACAATGGATTCCTGCTCTTCTGTTAGTCCTACGATGTCATCTTCTCCGTCTCCATTCTTTCCGAACGCTGCCACAAAGAAATCCCCGCATATAATGTCCCTTCCCGATGCTATGATTCGATGCGGTTGGAGCCCTCGCAGTTTTCCTTCCTCATTCATCACGAAAACCATCGGCTCGTATTCGTATGGGTAGGTCTCAATGTATCCACCTACAAGGCTCTGCATGCTCTCCAGTGTTCCGTCAATCTCCAAGATCTTCGGTGCTTGTCCGATTTTGCAATAAATAACTTTCATCCTTCTCCTCCTGTTCTATGTACGCTGCTCTTTCCTTCAGATACTCATCGTACTGATCTTCCGGATAGTAGTAGTCGCCTCCGATTGCCTTGATCATTCTTGGTTCTGGTTTCGGTGGCTCATAGGTGTCTGAATCTAAGGCATAAAGGAAGGCCAGCCCCAGTGCGATCCCTATTCCCGTAAGTACCAGGAACTCCTTCACTGCCTTCTTGGCTGCCTTCACTCTCTGTCTATGCTGTTTTCTTTTCGGTATGGCTGCTCTGATCTCCATCATCTTTTGTTCGTGCATCATCGCTTCTTCCCATTTGCTTAAGACACGCCTCTGTGAATCTCTTTTCATAGCCATCTGTGAAAGTCACCTCCATCTTTATTTCCTTCATAGATCTTCCTCCCTTATATTCTTCTTACTGTCTACCGGGTAGTGCATTTATGCTCTCTAGGCTTTTTGGGCCCGGCAGTCTATGACAGGTTCTCCATTGTGAAAGAAGAACCTGTCGCCTCATGCTCCCTGAGTAT